AAAAGAAGATGTTTGCAGATGAATATATAAAGACGGGGAATCTTTATCGCTCTTACTGTGCCACTCATGTCGTCAATGAGGGAACTAAACGAGCAACAGCCGAAAAGACGGCTCAAAGACTAGTCCAGGAACTCCCTATAGAAGCCTATTTGAGGCTTAAAAGGTCTGAACAAGCCCACAGGCTTAAGATTGACACCGACTATGTCGCCAAGGCACTGCTGGCTGTGGTCGAGAAGAATCATGGCAAAGCATCTTCTATCAGAGCGGCTGAATTACTGGGTAAAATGCAAGGTCATTTCTGGGAAAAGCCAGCTAAGAAGCTTAATAGCGAAGTTAATCTTAATAATAATACGATAGCCACTCAACAGATCTTAGCGATGATGAACAATGGTCTTATTACAGAAGAGTCTGCCACAACATGGATACATACTTTAGATCAGAAGTCGAAGCTTGAGGAGCGCGAGAACACAAACAAGGAGATCTTAGAGAAGCTTAATACAATCAATTCCGCAATGGAAAAGAGGGATGAATAGGGTAATTATAAAACACAGCTACTGTTAAAACCAAGGTTATAAGTAGCATTACACTTAACATTGATATCATAAAAAATGTTAGAGTAAGCTTTTCTATTTCTAAGGGTAAAGAAAGTAAGGATAAAAACAGGAAAAAAACAAATAATCCAAATAGAACTGGTACTATGAAATCCATAACATTTATCTCTTTTATAAAACAATGGTATGATCATACCATGAATAAGCTCAAAATCCTCGAAGATCTAAACCATATAGAAAACAGACTAAATATATCTTCTAACCCAAACCTATCAGTCGATCTTGATAAATTCGAATTTACACTTCTAAACTCAGATAAAGAAATAACCTATCGTCCTGTACCTACCCTCCTTGAATTTCATAGAAGCGATGCTATGGTTAGATGCGTAATGGGGGCGTTTGGTTCTGGGAAAAGTTCTGGTGCTTGTGCTGAGATTATATTTCGCGCAATAACTATGCCTCAATGCAAAGATGGTAAGAGACGATCGAAGTGGATTATTATCAGAAACACGAGTGGTGAGTTAGAGACGACAAGTCTTCAAATATGGTTGGAATGGTTTGACCAATTAGGTGGGATCACTAGTCATAAAAAACCTGTTATGGAATATAAGCACGTGTTCAAGGTTGAAGGGGTTAAGGGAATAATTGAGCTTGATTTGATCTTCTTGGCTCTTGATCGGCCGGCTGATCTACGTAAGTTGAAGTCATTACCTGCGACGGCAGCGTATTTGAACGAGGTGAGTGAGCTTCCCGAAGAGATCTTCTCTTTTGTTAAAGGTCGAGTTGGTCGATATCCATCACGTTTGATTATAGATGAGGAGTATTGGTCTGGTATTATTTCTGATACTAACCCGCCTGATGTTGATGGATGGTTCTATAAGCTTTTCGAAGTAAAAAGACCTGATGGTTATGTGCTTTTCAAGCAACCTCCTGCGTTAATTGAGCTTGACGGTAAATATCTCACGAGCATCAATGCTGAGAACATTAAGAACCTACCTAATCCTAACTATTATACTGATATGGCTCGTGGTGAGACGAAAGAGTTTATAAAAGTATATTGTATGGGTCAATATGGTACGGTTATATTCGGTAAGAAGATCTTTGAGAACTATAACGATGATCTACATGCCATTGAGAACGTAGATACAAAGATCGACAAAGAGTCTATCTTAATGCTTGGATGGGACTTTGGATTAACTCCTGCATGTTTGATTGCACAGCTCACTTCTAGTGGTAGATTGATCGTATTAAAAGAGTTCTGCACTGAAAGAAGTTGCGTTCGTGATTTAGCTGTTGATGTCGTACTTCCTTATTTAAACTCTATGTACAAAGGGTGTCCTTATATATCGGTTGGTGATCCATCGGATAGTCCAAGTGATTCAACAAATAAATCATGTATATCAGATATTAAAGGAATGTGGTATTACAACATCTAAGGCTATCACTAATGATATCATTCCTAGAATAGATGCTGTGAATCAATATCTATCTAAGATAATCGATGGGAGAGCTTCTTTTACTGTTTCAAAGGAAAAATGTCCGATTCTACGTAAAGGGTTCTTAGGTCGGTATAATTATAAGAGGTTGCAAGTTTTAGGAGAGGCTAAGTTTAGGGATGTTCCGGACAAGACTCACCCTTATAGTGACATTCAAGATTGTTTACAATATATTTGTCTGGAATTTTGTCACAAAACAAAGCAGAATGTAGGTCTCGACAAAGATTTCTTTAAAAGCACACCTGCTTGGTGTTAAAGGGGTAATATTAAAATGGATGATTACGTAGAAAATTTAGATGACAAGAACCTTGATGATAAAGACAAACTAGAGAATATCGTCAATAAGATCGACGGTTGGTATTCTTATTTCGCCAGAAACAATGATAAAGGTAGGGAACATAAAGAGTTCTTAATGGGTACTCAATGGGATGTAGACTCAACAAAGTACTATAAAGACCATGAAATATCCTCTTACAGTGAATAAACTGTACGCTTTCGTTATGCAATTGGTCGGCGAAGAAAGACAAGTTTCGCCTAATCTAAAGATCACCCCTGTTAATTACAATCCTGACAATGAGGAATCAAACGAGAAGATCTCTTTGACTGAGGATATCGTTCAATCCATCGCATACAATTCAAAGACTGATATTGTGTATCAAACCACCTATAAGAATCAGTTAGAAGTAGGTTATGGTGCTGTATTGGTTTACACAGATTACAGAAGCGAAGACTCATTCGATCAGGAAATAAAGTTAATGGCTGTCGAAGAGCCTCAAGCCTGTTATTTCGATCCTGCCGCTAGAGAGCAAGACAAGGCAGACGGGGACTATTGTGGTGTTACTTCATTTATGTCGAAGGAAGAGTTCGTAAAGACATATCCTGACATAGACATTGCAGACATTCAAAACATCGCTCTTCATAGTAAGAGTGAAGGGTTTGACCAATGGATAAGTGAACACAACGTTGCTATTGTTGATCATTACCAAAAGATCTGGAAGAAAAAGAAGATTTGTAGATTAAGTGATGGATCAGTTGTTGATAAAAAAGAGTTAGACTCTACATTACGGATTAAAAGAGATCATCTAAAGAAGATGCAACAGATTGAGATGATGGCTCAGGTAGAGGGTAAGTCTGTAAACCTAACTTTAGGTCAGGACAAGATCACAGTTGTTGATGAGAGAGAGGCTTCGTATGCTTGTATCAGGCATTATCGAATAGTTCGTAATTATATCCTTGAAGAGAACGAAATGAGTGGAAAGCTTTTACCACTAGTGTATTTCGATGGTGATAGTCATTATCTTGATGGTATGCAGTATGTGAGACCATTCATTGAGTTTGCAATAGACACACAGAAATTCATAAATTATTGTGCCACAGAGACGATGAGTTACATACGAGGAGGTCGAAAAGAGAAATACCTAGCTACAATGACTCATATACAAGGAAACGAAGCAGCATGGCGTGGATTGGATAATGACAATTTAGCATTACCATATACACCCGATCCGATGGCTCCGCCTCCTTCACCAATTGCCACATTAGATATTCCACAAACGTTATTACAGCAATATCAGAGAGCGGAGAACGATTTATATTCTGTTCTAGGTCGTTATGAAGCTAACGTTGGTGCTAATAGTCAGGAATTAAGTGGTATTGCATTAAATGCTCGAATGAAACAAGGGAATACAACTTCATTTGTTTATCCTGATAACTTAAGACGTGGACAGAATCAGGTTGGTAAGATTATTTTAGACTTATTACCTAGTATTTATGATACTTATCGAACGGTTACTATTAACAAAAAGGGCGAAGGTAAGAAGACTATTGAGATCAATAAGCAAATCGATCAAGATAAATTCGAAAACAAGATCGAAAGAGAAGAATACGAGATTGAGATTGTTTCAGGAGGTTCATTTGCTTCGCAGAAGGCGGAGGCATACGGTCAGTTAATGGATCTAATCGCTAAGATTCCTGCAATCGGTGGTATTATTCCTGACTTTGCTGCTGAGAATCTTGATCTAAGCAATACACCTAAGATTGTCGAGCGGATAAGAAAGTATTTAATACCTGATATAACTAAGGAAGAGAAAGGCGAGCCACCTACTCCGCCGAAGCCAAAACCAGAAGATCTTCTAATGAGAAGTATGGCTGAATCAGAGCAGAAGAAAGCTGATGCGAGCATGTTATCTGCTCAGGCTAAGATGGTTAAAGCGGAATCTGATGTACGAACTGACTTTTCAGATAATGAAGTCAGGAAGATTGAAGCTGCTGCTGAGATTGGAAAGGCCAAGTTAGATTATGGTACTGCTGCGCTTAAGAACGAAGCCGAGCGAAGAAAGACAATTACAAAAGCCTTCGAATAGAGAAAAACGTTTACTTTAGTATAACTAGGCAGAGAATTTTTTTGCCTAGTTTGCCTCGCCTTATTCCGCCTAATTCCGCCTTATTATTCCCGCACATCTAAACCACTCGTTATTTAATGGTTCGAATTGATTTTCCTTTTATTTGTGAAAAGAGTGTGCCATCATATATTTGAAGAAAGGTAACCTTTAGCTGCCTGTAATATTTCGGAATGCACCGACAAGAGCCGGCCTCCACTGATTTTGTTATAGAACGAACGGTTAAGGGGGCTTTCTTCCATTACGCAGATGCTCTGCGGTTTCAGACCATGTTATAAACCACATGCAGGCTATATATGCCTGATAAAGAAAATATAGTCAGGAGTTTTTATGATTGATGAAGAAAATGTTGAGTTAGTCGAACAGACAGAAGATGTGATTGAGAATGAAGAGAGTGTTTCCGAATCAGAAAATGACGAGGAAATATCCGAATCAGATACTCAGGCATCCGAAGATTCAGTAGATGATGATACAGATGATAGTCAAGATAAAAACTATGACGCGGTTGATTGGGTAAAGAAGAGATTAGCTCAAAAAGATAGGCAGACTAAAAAACGCTTAAGGGAGCAAGAAAGAGAAATTAATCTTTTGAAACAGCAGGTTTCATCTATTTACCAACCGGTTCAACAGGAATATGCCGCACCGCAAGGGCAGATAAAAGATCCTACAACCGGAGAATATGTAGATGAAGATAGCTTCGAGGGGAAATTTGTAAAGAAATTTCAACAACTTAAAGAAGCTGAATCCTATAGAATGGAAAGTATGGCTGCTGAGACAAAGACGAAAGCTCTAGGTAGTAAGATTGAGGATTTGAAAGACAAATATGACGATCTAGAAGATGTCATGAGCGAATCCTACAAGAAGTTTACTGCTCCGATGAGCGCAATGATGCTAAATAATCCATCAAGCGTTGAATTATTCTATGAATTATCAAAGAATGATCCGGCGAAATTGGACGAGATAGCAAAAATGACTGAATATCAGCAAATAAAAGCTATAAACTTTTTAGAGTTTCAGAAAGCCAACACAGTTGGGCAAAAACTGAAATCTAATGCCACTAAACCCGTTATTCCTGTAAAGCCAACGACGACCGGTTTTGCTTCTAAAGATAGTTATGAGTCTATTTTAAAGAGACAAAGAGACAAAGGCAGAGGCCAAGTCAGAAAATGATTTAGCTTCTAGTTTTTCAAGTCGTTAGATTGGTGTTGATTTAAATATATTTTTTTAACTTAATTTATAGGGGTTTAACATGTCTAACACATTAATTACGAGTACGTTGCTATCTAAAGAAGCAGCTGCTCGATTCAGATTGAACAACAGTTTTTACGCAACCGCGAATCATGAATATGACAGTATGTTTACTGATCGTACGTATGATGCCGGTAACACAGTAAACATTCGTTTAAGAAACTTCGGTAAAGTCAAACGTGGTAACACGGTTACTGCTGCTGATATAAACGAATCATCTTTGGCTTTAACTTTACAATCGTTATATTCTTACCCTGTTGCTTACACAACCAATGAGTTGTCAACAGAGATCAGAGCGAATTCTTGGAAAGAACGAGTATTCTTCCCTGGTGTTGATGCTCTTATCGGTCAGATCAACGCAGATATGGCTGCTAACGCTGCACTAGTTACTTACAACTGGTATGGTGCTGTTGGTACTCCTATTAATACCTTTGCTACTGTTGATTTAGTCAGCGCGCAAATGGATGAAATGGCTGTACCTGCAACCGGACGTTACATGGCATTAAGTCCTGCTAACTCATCCGC